CACATCAGGTTTCATGGAGGGATGGCCGGGGTCGTATGCTTGCAGTGCCGCATCAATGTCGTGCATGTAGAACTGCAACAGACTGGGCTCTTTTATGAAATCGTCTGGGGTTTTTGTGCTGACTCGCATGTTGGGGTCTATGTCCTTTCGATTGAGGTTTGCAAGCAACATGCGCTTGTCAAACGTGTTGTGTTCGTGTGAAAACACCAGAATGACCTTCATGGGGTCCAGCTGCGCCATGGGAACCGTGTACCCGTGCAAAAATGCGCGTTCTTCTGCCACGCACGCGTGCTCGTCGTATTTCAGCTTGGATTCTGATAGCAGCTCTTTCCAGAACGCAAACGTGGCGGCGGTTGCATGATTCGGGCCGTATGGACCAAACTGCACCATCACGGCGTGGCCTTGGTTTGTGGTTGTGGGTTCTAAAGGGAAAGGTTCGGAAAACCGTAGGTTTTCTGATTTGAAATAAATATACATTTCGCTGCTCCCTGCCAGCTTGATTCCGGTTTTACGGGCTTTGTGGTCCAACAGCGTCTCCACCGCGTGTGAAACGCGCTCGGGCGGGTAATAATCGTCATCGTCCATGTAGACAATGATGTCGCCGCGCGCTTTTTTGTGCATCATGTTCCGTTTTTTTCCGAGAGAAACCTTGTCATCGAGTCGAACGTATTGGACGCACGGATGGGATGCGACGAGGTCTTCAATTGGGTCGGTGCCATCATCAATGATGACCCACTCCATGCGTTCGCGCGGATAAGTTTGGTGGTTGAAGCATTCGATCATGGCTTGCACAAAAGGGCGACGGTTGAACGTGGGCGTGCACACGCTGACCATGGGCAAAGACTGAGACATTGGCTATTCGGTTATTCTATTGAATATACGCGGATTGCGTTTATGCGGGTTGTTTATATAAACTTTTATTTTTCATGAACAGTATTGCCAAAAACACAATGGTTGCAATGATTCCGGCGCTGATTGGGGGCAATTGACTTATCGCGACGATTGCTGCCACTATGACAAACACAACAATCAAATTTGACATGCGTTTTGCAAATTCGGAACCATACTCGTCCGAATGAATCAATTGTTTGATGAAGAAGAGATACAACAAATAGAAAAATTCATAAATGACCGGAAAGATGGAAACCAATCCAAAACAAAGGGTCAAGAATGCGGACAAACACAACAACCCGAATTTGTTGATGTCATTCGTCTGCAGTTTCATGAACGCAAACAAGCCGCCAAACCATCCGGGAATGAAAATGACCCAAATGGTGCACAGCAACACCAGCATTGTGATGAGGGTGAGTATTCCAAAAATGGTCCATCTGGCAAAAGAAATGTATCCAGTGTACGGGATTCCAGGTGGATATGAAATGCACCACTTTTGCAGAAAATTAAAATAGTAATGCAACATTATTCCGGCCACGCGATACGATGATTCCTGCGTGGTCTGCAACCACATGCTGAACTTGGGCACGTTCTCTGAATTATCCAGCTCAACTGAATTGCATTGCACAAAAGAATTGCAATACGGGCTGTATGGTAAATTATTTTTTTTATTGGAATTCATGAGGTCCTTCAATGTCTGGCCAACTGGATAATCATTATCTTCGTCAAAGTTTTTGGCATTTAAATAATTGTTCGTGGTCATGAAACAAAATAATAATAGAACCATCAATATTTGAATCATGGTGTAAATGTAGTTCACAAACGGCGTCGGTGAATACGTGGTGTCGTTGTCTTCGGGTCTGGTTCCTGTTCCTTTGAGAGAATTCACGTGTTTAAGATTCATTTCGCGGCGACCCATGGTTTTGTATTTGGTATGAATGAATCGAGCAAAACAAAGTATTATAATACTACATTATTATAATATTATTATTGCTGGTTTTGAACAATGCAATGAGGGGAATGAATTGATAATTGAGAATGTGCTAAAAATGCGCACGGGGGTCTTATCTTGCATACATGAGTGCGCAGTTTCCGCCGATGAATGTCAGCACATTGTATCTTTCTTCCAGCACGGTCAGGTCATAATTGTAGTCGTAAATGCGCCACGTCGGCTTGTTCACGCCGATGGGAATGCCCGTTTCGGGGTCGCAAATCGTGTAAAAGTTGGCGCTCGGGTCCAGCGGCGGCGGATACGTGGTGAACTCCAGTTCAATGGTGGAGAACTTGCTCATGTTGATGGCGCCGCTGGGCTGGTACGTGTCGACATCTGCATCCAGGCCGAAGTTGTAAACGTAGAGCCCAAATGGGGCCGAACCCGTGGTGCGGATGTATTTTTCCACGTAGTTGTAAACGCCCGCTTCCAGCAAATTTTCGCGATACGACCCGTTCAGCAGGATGCCGAGCTGCTGCAGAATCTCGCGCTGGTTCTCCACGTTGTAGTTCTGCGTTACAAAAAGCCCGGTTGGCGTGCCGTCCGGTTCTGCGCCAGGCCCGATCGTGTTGTTGGGCACGATTCCGAGGGGGGCAATGGTGACCAGACCGTATTGAAAAATTGGCTGGGGGTTATGAGCGACTACTGGTAGTACAGTTGAAAATTCAATGTTGTTTCCAAAGATGTACGTAATGGTTCCATTTATGTAATTGGTTGCATCATACGTCACTGTTATGCTTTGCCCAATTGCAAAAAATTTTAGGGCATTTGTTGGAACAACAATGACACCGCCAGCGAGCACAAGAACCCCATTCAAATTGAGCACGGTGGGCGTGATAATGGGACAGTTGTCGTCCAGCAGGTCGTATCCCGTGTTGGGGGCAGGCACCACATCCACCGGGATGACATTTGTGTATGGCCAGTTCGTGTAATTGCCCCACTGGTTGCGCAGGTTGATGTCGCTGCGCTGAAACAGGAACATCCACGTGGCAACCATACCCATCGTGTTCTGCAGCTCGACGCGATGGGTTCCCGTGATGTTCTTGTAATCCCATTCGTATGCTGCCTTAAGCAGGTACTTTTGTTCCTGGGATGCAAACACGCGCGACTCTTCCGCCGACAGAAAGCAGTACGTGGACAAGAGGTGCACGTCCGCGTTCCAGTCCGTGCGCTTGTCCAGATACACGTCGGAATCAACGATGTCTGCGCTCGGAGGCGGCTGCAGGAAGCGGTAAAATTGATACTCCGGCTCATTGAAGTTGGGCTGAATGAAGGGCGCTTGGGCAACTTGGGCAGGCGTCGTTGCGGGAAAAGTTATGTCGCGCGTGACAAAGAGGTCTCGCACCGGGCGCATGACCACATCAATCTGCAGCTCGTTGTATTGCAGCGCGACCAGCGGGAATGCGGTGCGGCTGTTGTTGCAGAACCACGCGTTCAGCGGAATGTAGAGCTTGCGCCCGCGAATGGAGGGCTCCGGCCCCTCCTGGCTCGTGTTGTAATACACATTGGGATACGTTCCACGGCGGCCGGAAAAGTTGGCGGGGTCGTTGAACTCGGCAATGTTCCCGGTCATGTTGTCATACAGGAAGCGCTTGGTGCCGTTCAAGTCGCGCTGCACGATCGCAAGCAAGTACTTGCCCGTCACGCGCTGCAGAATTTGACCCCCCACCGAAAATGTTATTTCCTTGATCATTTGCGTGCCCAGGTTTTCAACCCAACGGAACTCATACGGGCGCCACACGCCGCCGCACGACGTCGGTGGGTAAATCGGGCTCCAAATGGTGGGCAGCGTGACCACGAGGTACGTGTCCATGATCAGCTCGGCATAGCGGGGCACGGTGAATGTGAAACGCGACTCCTCGCTCATGCGCAGGTTTCGAAGTCCGGTGAAATCAATTCTAAACTTCTGCATGCCGAAGTTGGTGTATTTGGCATACGTGGTCTTGAAAAACGACTTCTTGGGATTGGAATTTAGAATGACATTTTGATTGCCATAAGACACAATGTTTAGTAAACCGCCCGTCATTTTGTTATATTAATGTTGTTATTTTTATTATTTTATTGCGACAATGTAATTGAATATATAAGATATATTTAAATCATTGCATAAACATTGCATTAATAGTCGTATCATATAGTATCAACCCAATACAAGAATGGAAAGCAATTCTCAAGCCACTGCTGATGACTCAAATGCATCCGCATCCGCATCCGCACCATCTAAACTTGCAAGCGCGGCAACGGCAGCATCCGCCTTTGCGGGCTCAATGATTGACCGGATAAAATCAGCCGACCCCCTGCAAACCGGGCTTTTTGTCGTGCTGGCGCTTGCAATTGCCGTGGTCATTTGGTACATTAT